CAAAGTGTAGAGCGACAAAGTCTCCCACAGCAATAGCATGACCGGCAACGAATACTTCTACCTTACGACGAGCGGAAGCACTAACAGTTGCTTCATTTACACCGCTTTCATCTCGTCCAAAAATGCGGTTGATATAAGATACGGTACTCATTAGTTTGATCCTCCTGTTGCGATACCTTGTGAAGCCAAGTGAGAGAATGCCATCTGTGCTCTAACAGAGAGATAAGCATAACGAGAAGCATAACCTGTTGCATCAACGAAGTCGCTCATAGCAAAGTTTGCATCACGGTCAAACATCAACTTCATGAACTTGGTGTTAAGAGCATAAGCATTGATCTGGTTAGAAGTCGCAGACAAAGTACTATCCATGAATGGAGAAGCATAGATCTTTGCACCATTAAAGGCAAGAGCCAAACGACCCCCGTCCAAAGTTTGTTCGTCAATGAACCGTTCTTGGTTAAACAACTGGGCTTTGTAAGCACGGTAAAGAGCAGGAGAACACATAATAAGGTTAGGTGCTGACCCGTCTGGTGTGCGAAGTTGAGCCTCAATGTAAAGGTCTGTAAGTTTCTCAACAACATTTTCAGATCCTACTGCGAAGTTAAGACCATTCACTCGCTGGTTCTGTAAGTCGTTTGAGAACAATGCTTTATCAAGACCACCAACAATATTAGTTTGTGATCCAAAGTCAGCATCTTCCAAGAAACCATTAGCGGAACCGATACCGACATGACCGTTAAGAGTAAGCAACTCACTCAAAATAGAACTGTCGCCACGAAGGATCTGCTTTTCAGTTTCTCGTTTGATAAGTCCCATTACAGACTTCATTCTTGCTTCTGCGATAGAAATGATCGCTCGCTCACCTTTGTTAGAGAGTTCCTCTTTCTTGGTGATAATAATAGGTGCTACATAGTCGCACCAGTTAAACTCTGCCTGACGAAGAGCATCAGCAGCCGAAAGGGATACTGGCTCATAACCGGTAGAGAGTTGTGTTATGGTAGAATGTTCGGCAAGGATCATTGGTACATTAACCTTTTGTCCGCCATCATATTCCTCAACCCCGCCCATAGCACGAATATTATCTAAAAGGGGAACTGCCTTGTAAAGGTTGTCCACTTCTTGATCTTTTAGAATACGGAGTGTTGAGGAGAGAATATCATTAGAAATAGCCATTTTTTGTCTCCTATTAAGTTTTATGACTTTGTTTTACTGGTCTTCGTTGGTTGTCCATTACTGGGTCCAAAAAAGCCTTGTCCTTCGTTGACCTATGGGAAGGGGGCTGTGTTTGTAATAAATAGTTATTGGTTTCCTTTTTGAGCGGAAACCCACTTGTATACTTCATAAGCACCTTGCTTTTTTACATGATCTGGTATCTTATCTTGTAGAGTAGGCTTACGACCTCCTCCAACTTTGAGACCGTACTCACGAGCCGCTTGTTTGTAAGACTGCAACTCTTCTTGTGCTCGGTGTGCTTCTTCTGTTTTCGCTTTACCTTTGACAATGTAGTATGCTCGCTCTAACGACAAAGACTTATCAGTCATCAGCAGTTCTGCTATTTCAGTCTTGTAGTTTGTAAGGTCAGGGTGTTGATCCTTAAAACTTTGCAAGGCTTGTTGTCGTTGGTGAAGTTCATACTCTGTTCGCAAAGGTTCTATCATTTGTTGCATTCGTCGGGCAACCTCTTGCTCTATCTTTGCTTGGACACTTTCGTTAGAGAATGGATCAAACTCGCCAATGTCTCTGCTTGCTTGTTCTTCTAACCCACGGGCAAAGTCGCTGTTGAGTAAAGCCTTTCGTTCGTTCTCCAAGTTTCTTCGTTGTTCCGCCAACTCTTGTGTTTTACGAGTGTAGTCAGTTCGTAAGTTGCCTATGAGTTTTTGTACATCGTCTGGTAGTCCTGAAAGTGTCTCATTCCAGTTAATGCCTTTATGAGAACTGTTAAGGAGTTCTCCTCCCACATCTGCTTCCAAAAACGAGGAGGTAGTATCTCCGGTCTCTTTGGCACCAACGGTTTGGGTTTGGGTTGGTGTGGAGGTCGCTTGGGCTTGGGTGGCTGCTTCTGCGGCTTGTCGTCTTTGTTCTGCTTGTGCTTTAACTTGTGCGAGTGCATCATAACTGTGGGTCCTTGTTGAGTTCGGGTCAGCCACATTAGGGCCAGCCTCTGTCGTAGCGGTGTTGGAACTTTCTGCGGTTCCAGTCGCATTTACATTATTTTCCATTTGTTTTTCTCCTACATTCTGGAAGCAAAGAGAGCATCAATATCTACCTGCTCTGCTTGGACGGGAGGTGCTGCGGGAGCAACCTCTTGTGGTGCTACTTCTACTCCAACCGACTGTGGGTTAGAACGAAGAAACATAGCAAAGTCTCGGTTAGAAGCAAGAGCATTTAGTTTGCCCGCTGCCTCTATCAAGGCTCTATCGTTTGTTAGTGTAGTTGGATCAATAGCAAACTCTTCCATTCCTGCTTCCTTTGCCGCAAGAGAGATCATAGAAACTGCTGCGGTAATGTTAGTAGGAAGGAAACCTTCTGCTGGTTCAGCAACTACTGGTTCAGCCATAGGGCCAAAAAGTTTTAGAACTTCATTGAGGGACTGTGTAATAGTTCCCAATGCTTGTTCGCTGTACTCACCTTCTGGTGCGAAGGCTGTCATCATTTGATCAAAGGCGGCTTCTTCTTCGCCAACCTTTTCTTGTAGTTCTTGTTCGCCGACTTGTTCGTTAGGTTGTTCGGTCTCAACCTCCAAGATAGACATTTCTGCTTCTCTTGGTGCTTGTGGTCTAATAGCCATGTTTAGTCTCCCTTGATACTGTTGTCTAACAGTCCTCGTTTTTTGAGTTCTGTTGTGCTAAATGTTTCACCATATGCTTCTGCCATTGACTTACCGCTTGCTTGGATCTCTTTTATTTTTTTCATGTCGGCCTCGTCTTGTCTGTCAAGATCAACTGCTCGTTGCATTACATCATCAACATTGACCTTGGATAATGCTCTGTATCCATTTGCTTCCGCATATTCATAGGCTTCATACTTGTTGTTAAAGTGCTTACCCATATCAGGTGAGTAAAAACCTTGGTGATCTCCTGCGAGGTTTTTAGAAGAAATGCTAAACATTCCACCCTCAAACACTCTTTCTAACTTACCACCACAACCATCGTCTCCAATGAAGTCGCAGTTTCCATGTAAGTGGAATGCCTCTGGGTGTCCGCAGTAAGCATCTTCTAACTCAAAGTTTCTTACAGTTTCTCGTGTGTCTTTACAGACAACCCACTTCTGGTAAAGTTCTTGGACTAAACCACAGTCTTTACATTTCATCTTAAAGAATGCCATTATGATACTCCTTCCGTTGGTAAGAACGGTCTAATGTTTGCGGGTGCTGTTTCCGCAATGGCTTGTTCTGTTGTTCCTATCTGTGGCTCAATGCCTGCTTGGGGTGTGCCTTGGGGGACTGGTTGTTGTGGAGGAGCCTCCAAGAAGTCTTCTGGTAAGCCAAGAGACCTAACAACTTGTTCCAAGATCTTACGAGGATCTACACCTAACTGAACCAATGTTGGAATGTTCATAAGCAGTTGGTTTTGTTTTACTTGTTCGCTGATAGGAGTTGAGGCTTGGTCTTGTGCGAAGATATCAAAGTCTCCTTTGAGGTCAGCCTCTTTTACATTTTGTAGTCTATTATCAAGATAAATAATATTATCTTTATCAATAAAGGTTGCGACCATGTTGAGATAAGTTGAGGCCAACTGTTCTATGGCTCCGTCCCTTTCACGGGCCATTCTACCAAGTTCAGTAGCGGAGTAAGAAGCCAATGCTACGATCTCACTTGCTGTTGCTTTGAGTGCCTCACCTCTTGTAAAGGGAGCAAGGAGAGAGCCTTTGTCCTTATCGTTCTGGACCATTTGATAGTAGGCTTCTAACTCTGGTGGTGTTGGGTTTTGTGGAACCGCCCTAATAGCACCAGCCAGATCCTCATCGTCAACCTCAATAAATAAACCGTCTATCCCTGCTGTAAGTTTAGCCATGTCTTCTTCGTCAAGCAAACCAGCCTTGATAAGATATTGTCTGGAAGCCTTACGAACACTATTGGCTTGGAATGAACGGATAATGTTTATCTCATAGAGTTGGTCGTAAACTCTTCGCATAGCAGAGTAGCCGTCCATAGGACAGTCAGGTATCTTGTTAAAGTAAAGTGGAACAATAGGAACACAGGGTTTATTATTTACATCTCTAAACGGAATGAACCTTGTTCGTTCTAAAATGTTATTGCCTTGACCGTGTTGAGGACAATAGAAGATAAGTTCATCATTATCAAGATCATAGAACTCAACTATCTCTACATATTGTTTGTCTTCTCCATAACCGTCAGTAAGTTCTTCTTCTGGTTTCTGTTGGAAGTACTCTTGCTTCTGTGTTGGGTTAAAAGTTTTATTACCAAACTTCTCTCTTGCTTCACTAATAGAAAGATAGTAATGGTGTGCTACATAGCGACACTTATCCCAACGAGGGCTCTCTCTATCAATAATAACATTCCAAGGAGCAACAGCCACAGGATAAACTTTATCGTAAAGTTCTTCTTGACTATCGTCAGGGATCAACTTAAAGAAAGCCATAGGATAGATAAGAGACATCCTTGCCGCATTCTCTATCTCATGTCTTGCTCTCAATAGGAAGTCATTAGCAATAGCCTGTGCTTTATCTTTGTCACCTCTGTTGCGAAGACCTCGCTTTACAATAACTGCTGGGTTCTTTGCAAACAAGGAAGCGATAAAACTTTCTATGTAGCCATAGGCATCACTTGTTTGTACATTTATCATTTGGTCGTAGTTCATACCGTAGTATTGGTTCTGCCAGAACTGTGTTTCGTAAGCAGACTTGTATCTTTCCAACTCTTGTCTTTGTCTATCCCAATAGTCTTTGTGTTGAGAAAAGATCTCTGCTATGTCTTGTGCTTTCATTTAGACTTCTCCTTTGTGATAATAAATAGTCATTTGTTTGTAATAAGGTCTAATAACCACCTCTTTTATTTCCACCTCTTACAGACCAAGGGATCTTTCGTGAGGCTTCTTTTGCTCTTCTCTGTCGTTTCAGTTGGTCAAAGAAATGTTCCTTATGGTTATGGACCACATTTATTGGGTAGTCCTTCACAGCATAACAAGCAAGAGCAAGTGCCATAACCTTATCGTCATGACCTGAACGAGGGTGCTGTGGTTTCTTATCTACATAGATAATAGAACGAAGTTCTTCTAATACAGACTGTGGTAGTTTCATAATAAGACCGTCTTCCAATACTTCACGAAGTCCCTCAAACAATAGGGGTCTTGTCTTCTTTGTTGTAAGGAATGGTTTGCCTTTATCATTCTTCCATAGCCAACGAGTGTAGCCCATCTCATTTAGTTTGTAAAGAACAACCTGACCTGTGTTATTACTCTCCACAATGATCTCCGCCATGTTCCATTTACAACCAAGGTCAAATAACTTTTCAGCAAAACGAGAGGGAGAGGTTTCATTACACCACCACCAAGCAACAGGCTGTCTCGTCGCCGTAGATAGGATACAAGCCACAGATAAGTCTTGACCTAACCCAGCACCCACATCAACTCCAATAACATAGTCAAGCCCGTTTACGGGCTCGCCGACTGCTGTGTATTTATTACTGCTGTCTTTTATTGGATCTATTCTATCAAGGGCAATGCCAGAGAAATAGTTCTTGCCTGTAAAGCGAAATGCTTCATCAACAGTAGCAGGGTACTCACGATAAAACTTTTCCTTACCAAGGGTGCTTATTTGTTTTCTTCTCCAATAAAGTTGAGAGATAGACCAGCCCAACTCTTGGTGAAGGATATCTTCGTCTGGTCTTAACCTGAAATGAGGAGGAGGCTCCAATGAATATTCTTCGTGGTCATACCAAGGGAAGAAACATAAGTGCCAACCATTCTCTCCTTCTGTCTCTATTGTCTCCATAACCAACTCATGGAACTTATCTCCCATTTCATTAGGGGTGCTCTCAATAATAACTTGACCTCCACCCACAGAAGCAAGGATAGTTGCAAGGATCTCTTCTTGGTCTTCATAGAAAGCAAACTCACTCAAATGAACTGCATCAAGTTGGAACGAACGGGTACCTGTTTTAGCACCAGCAGTAAATGTTTTTATGTTGGCTCCACTTTCAGCAAACTCTAACTCTTGTGTGTTTTCTTTACTTGCTTTCTTTCGTAAGGTCTTGGGTAAGTTGTTGTAGAATGTCTTATCCATTTTGTGTAGGTTCATTGCGGCTTGGTGGTTGTGTGCGATACAAGCATAAGTTCTTGGTTCGTCGTCAAAGTAAGCCTGATAAAACATCCATGATCTTACAAGGGTGCTAATGCCTAACTGTCTTGCTTTCAGGATAATAACTCTATCATGGTTGTGTAGAACTTCCAGCAACTCTTGTTGGGCTGGGTTCATAGAAAAGAAGTCAAGTCGGCTACGGGACTTGTTGTAGATCGTTAGTAAAGAAATAAAAGTTTCAGCATTCATAATAGTAAATAGTCCTTTGGAAATATTGGTTGCGGATATTGTTCTCCTCACTTACAACCATAGGCATAGGCATAACCAGTTGGGTCCCCCCCCTACCACCATAACCTACCACATAACTCTACCAGCACCAGTAGCACACCCTACCACAGATCCCTCACAAGTTTTACCACTACATTCAGTCATAAAAAAACTCAAAAAAAGTTTGCGAATGTACTTGACAAGTGGCTCAAATAATGTTATATTATATACATAAGAAACAAACAAGGAGGTCTTATGAAACACATTACTACTGACGAACTCATTGGGTTCCTCAACAACATTACACCGGACACCGTGTGGGAGTTTGACTGGGAACAGGATTACCTCTACACCGCTTACCGGACTTACACTGACGAGGCTGTGTTCATCGCTACGGTCCAACCGTTCGTCAAGGAAGTTCTCGTCAAGGTTTGTCCCAGTGGTGGAAGGTTCTTTGAGGTAGTTCCGCATAGTGCCCCATAGTCGCACGAGGTTGGCCGTGAACGGCCTTCTCTGTGCTGGGTAGGGGTAAGACAGCGGGACAACATTACGATGCATTTTTCGTGAGTTCTTTGAGCCTTTCGCTGAATGCATTGTCTTCCTCTTGTTCTCGGGTCTTTGCCTTGGCTTCTTCCAAGTCTTTGATAATGCGAGACAAGGTGATGATGTCATTGATACCGCTGTTGCGGATTTTGCTGGGGTCTTCCTCAATGTCTTTGATAAGCAGACCGACGAGGTTCCAGATAAGGTCCCCGAAGTCTTTATCCCGATAAGCCTTTTGGACTTTCCGTATCTGGCCTTTGAGTGAAATAGGACGAGCCATAACTATTCTCCTGTAATAAATAACTAAACGGGTCTAACCCGCATTTATTCTAAATAGACTTACGGTTCACAAACAGCAGTAGGCAACCACTTTTTTATGTAGGTTTTCACCCGCTTCTGTTCCTTTTTGGTAGGCCAAAGTGCAACCCTCTTGTCAGGATTGTTCCAGAGACCAAGCATAAAGGTCGCACACTTTTCGTTCGTGGCTTTGTTCCATTTTTCATGAGGGGTCATGCGATTTACTCCATAGTTGATAGTATAATATAACACATTATTAAGTAGTTGTCAAGTAAAAATGTTGAGAAATAAAATAAAAAAAAGTCATAAAAAAACTTGACAAGGATTACAAAATGTGTTATATTATACAAGTAAGGTAAGAAAAAAACTTACAAAAAAAGTTCATTTAGTTAGGACTTTTTACTTACAAGAGACTATTTACTATGTAAGCGATTACAACTAAATAAAAAAAAAGTCATAAAAAAACTTGACAAACCTTACAAATAATGTTATATTATATAAGTAAGGAAAACAAATAAGACTAACATTCATAGGAGAAATAAAATGTCTACATTACAAACACAACAAACAAACAACACTATCCAAAACACCAAGTTGGATTTACTACACCTTATGATGGACAGCATGCCTGACCTTATCTGGGACACCAGTGTCTCTGCCGAGGATGCTATGTGCTGGACTGACGAGGAGAAAGAACAGGTGGTTCTCACTATGTGTGGTCCTACTCCACAGATAGACTTCATTATGGATTTGGCGGAGAACCTTGGAATGCTGGAAGACACATTAGAGTATGACGAGGCAGGAGACTGG